GGTGGTTTTAGTGCATATGCTCCTGCATATGAGTTAGGAAAGCTAACACATTTAGAAAAATATGGCGTAAATTTGGAGAGGTTGTAAAAAATATTTCTTGACGCCTAGCTTAAAATTGCGTATAATAGTTTTTCAAATTAAGGAGAATAACACTTGGGCGACCGATTTTATACTCAACAACTACAAACACTGGGCGATTGCCCAGGAAATAAAAACCCTAAAAAGAGGACACGAAAAGTGGCTTGGACAGACGAAAGTAAAGCACAGGCAGTAGAATTATACGAGCAAGGCAATCCAACTCCTGAGACCAGTATGGAGATTGTAAAAGAGATTGCAGAAGAATTAGACGAGTCCCCCAACGGGGTTCGTATGATCTTAACAAAAGCTGGCGTTTATGTTAAGAAAACCCCTGCGGCTAAAAGCTCCGCTTCAACTGGTTCAGCAGGAGGCACGCGTGTCTCTAAAGCTGCAGCCCAAGAAGCTCTTATAGCAGCAATTACTGATGCAGGTAAGTCTGTTGACGAAGAGATTATCTCTAAGTTAACTGGTAAAGCAGCACAGTACTTTACTACACTTCTTTCATCAGACTAGTAGTAATTCCCGCCTCTACTGACTCGTTCAGTAGGGGCTTTTTGCTATCCACTTAAAGTGACCTAAGAGTATGTAAGTTTGTAATTATTATTGCTAAACTACTACATAAGGAAACCATCAGTGAAAAAGCAAGAACTAGCACGCTTAGTGCGAGATTATGGCGATGCAATTATCACTTACCGCAGTGAGCATTCAAGAAAGTTAAAATATAATGTATGTACTTTAGACTTTTCTACTCCCTATATTCAAAAGAAAAAGAATAGGGCAGTAGAAAGTGAAGATACATTGCTTTTCTTTTGCTGGGACACAGACTCATATCGACTACTGAAACCTTCTGCAGTGTCTAGCGTCGTCCCTTTAGCTTCGATACTAAAGAATGAGGGGCGTAGGTAATGGATCTTCACGAAGCCCCCGAAGCATACTCCAGAGTTATACATTACGATACAATAAAAGAAGTACAAGTACGTCTAACTATCAATACTTTTAGAGGTGTAGAGTATATGCACTTGCGTAAGTATTACATGGACTTTGAAGAGGAATGGAAACCTACTCCTGAAGGAATTGCTTTACCCTTGGATATAAGCAACTCAAGAGAGTTGTTTATGGGTTTAGTAGAGGTACTATCATTGGCAGAGTCCAAGGATATTATTGAGGAACATTTTTCAGATTTAATTGAAGAACTGTACAAATAGTTCTTGACAAGATACTTAGAATTGCGTATAATAGTTCTTCAAATTTAGGAAAACTATAAATGCAAGATTTTCTACACATAGCGAGTAAGATGTACTATGAAGGTACGCCCATTATTTCTGATAGTGAGTTTGATCTTCTAGCCACTAAACATAACTATAATAAAGTAGGATATACTGTTACGGATGCGGTTCCGCATACTTACCAAATGTATTCACTACAAAAGTGTTTTGACATCGCTAAAGCTCCTTTGAATATAGATGATTGCATATGTAGTCCTAAACTTGATGGAGCTGCTGTCTCTTTACTGTATGTAGACGGATGCCTGGAGTTAGCTTTAACTCGGGGTGACGGTAAACACGGTAGAGACATCACGGATAAAATGTCCACCCTAGTCCCTACGGAGATTATGGATAAGCGTTTAATCCAAATAACAGGGGAGGTTGTTGCCCCTAGTAGTATTCCGAACTCTCGCAATTTCGCTGCGGGGTCGCTCGGTCTAAAGGGAGAAGAAGGACTCGAAGAGTTCAAAACTCGCCCTTTAGTGTTTGTTGCTTACGATGCTACACCAGAACTTTCCGAGCAATATAGTGGTGCTTTGCGCAGACTAGAATTTCACGGTTTTACTGTTGTAGACTCATTTGATACGAGTGGTTATCCTACTGATGGACTTGTCTATCGACTTTGTGATAATTTAAAGTATTTAAGGCTCGGACATACTTCTAACCACCCTCGCGGAGCTTTTGCTCTGAAGGAACAAGCCGAGGGTGTCATTACTACATTGGAAGATGTAGTTTGGCAGATCGGTAAAAGTGGTGTAGTTAGTCCAGTAGCAATCTTATCTCCGATTACGATCGGGGGTGCGGTTGTTGCTAGGGCGACGCTACATAACATCGAGTACATAAGAGACCTAAATCTGGAGATAGGCTGTCAAGTAGAAGTTGTACGTTCTGGGGAGATTATACCTCGCGTTCTTAGACGCATAGAGTAGGTCTACCTTCAGAAAAATAGTTCTTGACAAAAACCCCAAAGTTCCGTATAATACTCTTTCAATTCAAAGGAAAAGACAAATGACCGAAATCGAAGCCCCAGTAAATTGCCCTAGTTGCAATTCGGTTTTAGAATCAGTAAATTATCTTTTGTATTGTAGAAACGCATCTTGTAGTGTTAAAGTATCAAAACTAGTAGAGCACTTTTCGTCCACCCTTAAAATTAAGGGTCTTGGTCCTGCATCTATAAATAAGTTAGGTATACGTTCTCTTGAACAGATTTATGACCTATCTATGACAGATATATGTGAGACTTTAGACTCTGTTAAGTTGGGAGAAAAACTGTACAAAGAAATACAAAATTCACGAAATGCACCACTAAACGTGTTACTGCCTGCTTTTAGTATACCGTTGATAGGCAAAACAGCATCGGAAAAACTTTCTAAAGTCTGCGAAGATATCGAAGAAATAGACTATGACTTGTGCCGTACTGCTGGCCTAGGCGATAAAGCCTCTACTAATCTATGTGAGTGGATAGAGAAAGAGTTTTATCAAGTATCATTACTACCGTTTAGTTTTAAGTTTATAAAGACTAGTGACACCCCCGTAAGCAAGGGCATAGTATGTATAACAGGTAAGTTAAAAAGCTATAAGACAAAAGCCTTAGCTAAAAATACTTTAACAGCACTTGGATATGGGGTTAAATCGAGCTTAACAAAAGATGTAACAATCCTAGTAAACGAGAGCGGTGTTGAATCCGCAAAAACCAAGAAAGCCAGAGACTCTGGTGTTCAAATCATAACAAATCTTTTAGATTTAACAGGAGAATAAAATTATGTCCTTACCTAAGTGGACTGACGAGCGTACTGCTCAATTAACTGATTTTGTCGGTGGCGAAAGCCCCGTTTCTCAAGGCACTGTTGCATCAGCAGCTGAAAGCCTTGAAACCTCTACTCGATCTATCTCTAGCAAGTTGCGAAAGATGGGATACGACGTAGAACTGGCATCTGCCAGTGCATCTCGAGCATTTAGCGATGCTCAAGAAGATACTCTTGCAGCTTTTGTCTCTGGCAACAGCGGAGAGTACACCTATGCAGAAATCGCAACTCATTTTGAAGATGGTGCTTTCTCTGCTAAGTCAATCCAAGGCAAAATCTTGTCTATGGAAATGACTGACCACGTCAAGCCTGCTCCTAAAGTTGAAGCTGTACGTACGTACTCTCCATCTGAAGAAGCTACCTTTGTATCTATGGTACAAGACGGTGCTTTTGTTGAAGCAATCGCTGACGCGCTTGATCGTACTGTGAACTCTGTTCGCGGTAAGGCTCTTAGCCTTCTACGTTCTGGCGACATTGACGCTATCCCGCGTCAAGAGACTACTAAAGGCGCTTCTAAGGAAGATCCTTTGGCTGGAATCGCTGTTGACGCCATGACTGTTGATGCAATCGCTGAGTCGATTGGAAAAACTGCTCGCGGTGTCAAAACTATGCTAACTCGTCGTGGCCTTACAGCCGCTGACTATGATGGCGCTGCTAAGAAAGAAAAAGCATCTGCTTAATCCTTTTTAGTAAATCAGAGTAGGCTCTACGGGGTCTACTCACTTTTTTAGATTTGAAATCGGGAGACTTTCATTGAATATCGCTAGTGCTTTAATAAGGCAAGTGCTAACACTCGGAGACTTTGAGACTTGGAGTGTTACCCACAAGCATTATTTGCCTAGTGAATATCATAGTTTATATCAAGTAATTGATAAACACTGTGGTGAACATCATAGATTGCCTTCGTTTGATGATCTAAAACTTGAGATTCGAGATTCAGGTACAAGAGACAAATTATATGCAGTTGAAGCCGTCGAGGTTGATTCTGAGCCACATATGTTGCTTGAGTACCTGAAAAACGAATATACTCAAAAACAAATTCTGGATTCATTGGAAGATTTCGTAGACAACTCTGTAGCGTTCGAGAATGCTCAAGAGTCCGTCGATCACCTCCATCAAATTGTCTTAGACATTGAGAATAGAGTTGATTTGGATGATCCGCAAGAAAGTATGCAACGTATAGACTTGTTTGAACCAGAAGAAGATATAGCTAAGTACATACCTCTCGGATTAAATGCCGAGTACGACCATACCGTTCAGTTCTCTCCCAGAGATCTAGTAATGGTAGGTGGTAAGCGAGGAGCTGGTAAGTCAGTTATATGTGCAAACATTGCTAACAATGTTGTAGCTTCTGGTAAATCTGCTATGTATTTCACTATTGAGATGGATAGCAGAGATATCATACAACGCTGCTGTTCCATAGCCACTGGTGTCCCTTTCTCTCGACTCCGTACTAAGAATCTTAGTATAGTAGAGTGGGAAAATGTTGCTACGTGGTGGTCAGAACGTTTTGTGTTGGGACAAGACCGTTTGAAAGAGTATAAACAACACCGTGACTTTGACAAGTTTCATTCAAAATTGAAAGAAGGTGCGCTCCTCCCGACGCAGCAACTTGATATTATCTATGAACCTTCTCTTACCCTGTCTAAAATTCGTGCCGAGCTTGATAAAAAAGTTCGTCCTTTAAACGTGGGTGTCATTATCGTTGATTATATAAACCAAGTAAAACGGTCAAGTCTTCCCGGCAGAGGGCAACAATATGATTGGACTGAACAGATAGAAGTTAGTAAAGCTCTAAAAGAAATGGCACAAGAGTACAACTGTACTGTTATGTCACCTTATCAAACAGATGCTAGTGGAGAGGCGCGTTTCGCAAAGGGCATTCTTGATGCTTGTGATGCCGCCTATACATTAGAAACATGGGACCACGACGATGCGTGTATGACCTTTAACTGTGTGAAGATGCGTAGAGGTGGTATGGACTCCTTTACCTCCACAGTAAACTGGGACTCGTTAAAAATCGGTCCTGAAACCGCATTAACACCTAAAGAGAAAGAAGATACATCGCATAAGACTGGTGAAGATATAAATGATATTTAAAAATAGTTCTTGACATAATAGGTTAATTCGAGTATAATTGTGTTTAATAAAAAGGATAAAGCATATGGCACTTACATTCGGTAGTTTACGACACACCCCTTCTGGTAGAAAACGCAAGCCTTTACCTAGGTCTAAAAGATATACTCCCAAGTTTCAATCTTTAGAAGATACCGATGTATATCGTAGAGAGACCCCTGAGTACAAGTCCTACGATCCTTTCGCAGACAGCAATACTGAGTTAGTAGAAAGACCACAATTAGATAGTAAGTATACTATTGCACCTGCATATAATAAGGGTGCGTACCAAGTAATTAGTAGAGAAAATGTAAAGGATATCGGTCGGTGACAGTAGAAGAGTTACTTAAACAACGTGATGTGTATTTTATACCCAAAGGCGCAGACTTCTTAGTTAGTTGTTTAAATCCCGAACACCCAGATAAAAATCCTAGTATGAGGATAGACCAGATTACAGGTATATTTCAGTGTTTTTCTTGTGAATACAAGGGAAACTTGTTTACATATTTTGGGGAAAAGGCAAATCAATTACAACTACGACGAGAACTTTTAAAGAAAAAAATTAAAGATAAGAGGTCAGAAAGTATTGGTTTGTCTTTTCCCAAGAATATGATGCCGTATACTGGCAACTGGAGAAATATAAAACCAGAAACGTATAAAAGGTTTGAAGCGTTTCATCAAGCCGACCCTGATTATATAGGAAGAATTAACTTTCCTATAAGAGATATATCAGGTCGTATAGTAGCATTTAATGGTCGTCATACTACAGGCGGAACGCCTAAGTATATGATCTCGCCTGCGGGTGCGAAGATGCCTCTATTCCCTATAGTAGAGCCGATACAAGGTGACGTTATACTAGTAGAGGGTATATACGATATGATAAATTTGCATGATAAGGGATTAACGAATGCAATTTGTACATTTGGTACAAAGAATATAAACGAAGATAAGCTACAGATGCTCTCTATACAAGGAGTGAATTCTGTACACGTATTCTTCGATGGCGACGACGCAGGACAGCATGCCGCAGAAAGAGTAAAGGAGATGTGTGAGCGAGTAGGTTTGCACACCAGCAACATTCATCTAAAACAGAGCGATCCAGGTGCACTACCTGAAGGTTCTGTTCACAAATTAAAGAGTAAATTATATGGCTAAGGTAGCCCTCGTAGAGACGAAACCAAGTAGAACCAACTATAAAAAAGAATTTGACGGAGAGTTTGAGTTTGATCAATATCAGCTATGCTCAGACCCCAATATAAAGAAAGTATTAAAACGAGATTGTGATATCGAAATCGACCTAGAAGAATACGAATGGGTTATTCTCGTCGGCAGTGATGCTTTGAAGTATTTCACAAAAATTAACTCAATAACAGAATGGTCAGGCAAGAAAATTAACGCATTTACAGACCAAACAGGTCCTACTACTGCTGTTAAGTTCTTGCCTGTTATTAACCCTGCCATGTTAGCGTTTAAGCCAGAGGCTCAACGCACGTGGGATGACTCAAAACAAAGTATACTAGAGTATATTACAGGTAATAAACAAGACATAGTAATTACAGAGTACAACGCTTGGGGTATACAAGATACGGAGGAAGCAAATGATTTTATTCGTGCTGCTATTTCTGCCCCTTTGCCTTATGTTGCTCTTGACTCGGAGACAACGGGACTTTACCCACGTGATGGGCATATGCTTGGCATCAGTCTTAGCTATGAGGCTGATCGCGGGGCTTACATAGATACAGAATGTTTCGACGAAGAAACAGAGGCACTGCTACAGCAGTTGTTTAATGAAAAAACAGTGGTCTTTCACAATGCCAAGTTTGATATGGCATTCTTTG